TACGCCGCTTGTTTCACAGAAGACAGCGACGGTTTCTTTAAGCGTAGTCTTATTGAGAGTTGTGTTTGCAAAGAAGACAAACCCATTGTTATTAATGATAAAGAAATTTTATTTGATGTTACAACTAAGGGTAATCCTCAATACAAATATGTATACGGCATCGACCCCGCTTCAGAAAAAGATAATTTTAGCATTGTTGTTTTAGAGCTTCATGGAGATCATACCAGAATAGTTTATTGTTGGACTACAAACAGAAGCAATTTTAAAGACAGACAAAAAACAGGACTTGTTGGAGAACATGATTTTTATGGTTTCTGTGCCAGAAAAATTCGTAATCTCATGAAAGTATTTCCTTGTGAAAGGATAGGAATGGATGCTCAGGGAGGAGGTGTCGCAATTGAAGAAGCACTGCACGATCCTTCCAAAGTAGAAGAAGGGGAAAATTTAATTTGGCCAGTTATTGATTATGACAAACCAAAAGAAACTGATGATCAACAAGGTTTGCATATTCTAGAATTAGTTCAATTTGCTAAAGCGGATTGGACAGCAGCAGCTAATCATGGTTTGAGAAAAGACCTAGAAGATAGAATATTATTATTTCCAAGATTTGATAATCTAAGTTTAGGATTAGCATTAGATAGAGATAATAAAGATATACTTGACAGTTCAATAGAAAAAGTTTATGATAATGAAAGTGAATGTATTTTAGAAATAGAAGACTTAAAGGATGAATTAACAACTATTGTGATGACACAAACTAGTAGCGGTGTTGGAGGTAGAGATAAATGGGACACCCCAGACATTAAGCTTCCCAATGGAAAGAAAGGAAAACTCAGAAAAGACCGATATAGCGCTTTAGTTATTGCTAATATGATAGCAAGACAAATGAATAGAGAACTAGTACATGCTAGTTTTGATATTATCGGAGGAAACCTGAGAACAATGGGTAAAAAAGGCGGAGAAATGTATAAAGGACCTAGTTGGTTTACTTCTGCCGCTAATGAAGATTTGTATACTGGTATTTATAGATAATAGCGGTGTATTATTTTTGTATCAAACACAATTGTTTTACAATAGGATTGCAATAGTATTATGAAAAATCAAAATATACCAGACGCTAGTATCTTACTTGAAAATGCTTATGTCACATGGAACGATAATGATATCCAAGACAAAAGAACAGCTTTAGATGAAGCTTCTAAAAGCCTAGAAGAATTCACTGGTATAGAAAGATCTACAGCAGGAAGATACGGACCTGTTGATTGGTCAAACTTATCTACTGGACCCACTAGCGGTAGACCAGGATTAACAAGATCGGATTATGAAGCATTTAGGCCAGACGAAGCTGTTCCTAAAAAGATAAAAGGGATTATTCAGAATTCTAACCTTATTTATCATAGAGTAGGTTTGGTAAAAAATGTTATTGATCTTATGGGAGATTTTGCGAGTCAAGGTGTTAGGATTTCTCACCCTAATAAAAGAATTGAAAGATTCTATAAAAATTGGTTTGCTAAAGTCAACGGATCAGATAGAAGCGAAAGATTCCTAAATAGTCTTTACAGATTAGGTAATGTCGTTATTAATAGACAAACAGCAAAGATTAGCGTAAAAGCAGAAAAGGAGATGTACAAAAGTATAGCTTCTCCGGATCAAATCATAAATTATAGCGATATCTCTCCGGATGTTCAAAAAAGGGAAATTCCTTGGAAATACACATTTGTTGATCCTGTTTTTGTTGATGTAGTGGGTGGGCCATTGTGTAATTTCTTAAACAAAAAAGCTTATTCGATAATATTACCAGCTTATCTAAGAAAAATTATCAAAAGCCCAAAGAACGATGCTGAAAGAGCAATAGTTGAGCAATTACCAGCGGCCATAATAGAAGCTGCTGATACTAAAAAACCATATTTGCTAGATCCGAATAAAACTATGGTTTTTCATTATAAGAAAGACGATTGGCAGGCTTGGGCATATCCGATTATTTATAGTGTTATGGACGATATTAACACAATTGAAAAACTAAAGCTTGCTGACCTTGCTGCTCTTGACGGAGCTATTAGCAATATCAGAATTTTTAAGCTGGGTAGTTTAGAACACAAAATTGCTCCAACAACAGCAGCAGCCAGTAAGTTGAGTAGTATACTACAAAACAATGTTGGTGGAGGAACGATGGATTTAGTTTGGGGACCAGATATTGAATTGATCGAAAGCAAATCAAATGTTTATCAATTTCTTGGTCAAGAAAAGTATGTTCCTCACTTGAATATGGTCTATGCTGGTCTTGGTATTCCACCAACTCTAACCGGTACTTTTGGAGCTGCTGGTACTACAAATAATTTTATAAGTCTAAAGACATTAACTCAAAGACTTCAGTATGGACGAAGAGTGCTTTTAGAATTTTGGAATAATGAAATCAAAATGGTACAAAAATCAATGGGCTTTAGTCGTCCGGCTGTTATAGAATTTGAAAGGATGGACCTTAGCAATGAAGAAGCAGAAAAAGCTTTATTAATTCAGCTAGCGGATAGAAACGTAATTAGCGATGAATTATTACAGACAAACTTTGGAATATATCCAGAACTTGAAAAATCAAGACTTAATCAAGAAAACAAAGCAAGAGAAAGCGATAGAATGGTTAAGAAGAGCGGTCCTTATTATGATCCTGAATTTAGCAATAGTCTTAAAAAGATTGCTTTGCAGTTAGGTCTAGCTACAACTAGTCAAGTAGGATTGAATCTTAGTCCGAGACCAGAAGATGAGCAAACTACTATTGAAGCCAAAGCATGTCCCCCACAATGTCCAGAACAAGAAGTAGATAATACTCCAATCTCAAATACTAATGAAAAACAACCCGAAGGCGAATCTGGAAGACCGCCCGGAACAGTAGATACTAAGAAAAGAAAGCAAAGAGAATTTGATCCACAACCAGGTATACCACAAGCTTCCGCTTCTTTACAGCTATGGGCTATAGAGGCTCAAGAGAAAATTTCGGAAATAGTAAATCCTTTTTTTCTGGATTTTTATCAAAAGAAAAATATGCGAAGTTTATCGTCAGAAGAGTATACAGAAGCAGAAAATGCCAAAACAAAAATTTTCTTTTCTCTAGAGCCCAAGACTCATGTAAAAGAAGAAATAGTTTTATCTAAACTCAATACTATCAATAGTATTGAATGCAAAAAAATATTTGCTGCATATGAAAAATTTATCAAATTATTATCTTCCGAAATGCCAAGACAAATGAATACAGAAGAACTTAAATACACCAAGGCTTATTTCTATAACAATATGGTGTAATAAGTTAAAGCAATTCAACAAGAAAGGTAATAACAATGAAAATATACGACCATGAAAAACAAGACGGTCTAGAAGAAATAATTAAAGCAAACGCAAGTTTTACCTATTCCTGCGAAATTGAGAATACTCATAAACCCAACATAGACAAAAAACAAATCAAAGCTTTAGCTGCCGTAGAAGACAAAGATTTATATTACACTCAATCAATTTTAGTTAGTACTGATTGGAATAAAAACGACGATATTTTTGACCCAAAAGAAGTATGGGCAGCTAAGGAAACACCACTGCATAAACCAACTAATATTGAACATCAAGAAGGAAAAATTGTAGGACATATTGTTGCAAATTGGCCAATAACAGTTGATGGAGTTATTATAGATAAAGATACTCCTGTTGAAAATTTGCCAGATAAATATCGTGTATTAACAGCTTCAGTAATATATAAAGGATTTACAGATCCAGAGTTAAAAGAAAGATCTGAATCTTTAATTGCTGAAATTGAAGAAGGTACAAAGTATGTTAGTATGGAATGTTTCTTTAACGGGTTTGATTATGGGTTAACAAATACGGCTACTGGCGAATTTAAAGTTTTGCCTAGAAATGAAGATACTTCATATTTGACTAAACATCTGAGAGCATATGGAGGTGTTGGACAAATAGAAGATCATAAAATTGGTAGAGTTTTAAGAAATATTACATTTAGCGGAAAAGGATTTGTAGACAAACCGGCAAATCCAGAAAGTGTTATATTTCAAAAAGAAAACTTCAAATTTTTGGAAGATAAAAAAAATTCAGAAAATACAACAGAAGGTGTATCCACTATACAAGCCAATTTACAGGAGGCAAAAATGAGTTCAAAAAATTTAAACACTAACGATAAGGTTGAAGCTATGAATGATTGCACAGAATTAGTAAAGGAAGCTTATGCTGCTCGTGATGAGTTTAAAGCTCAAGCCTCCGAGCTAGAAACATCACTAAAAACAAAAGACGAAGCTCTCGCAGAACTCCAAGCTTCTGTAGAAACTCTTGCTGCCGAAAAAGATGAGGCTGCAAAGAAATATGCAGAAGATATGAAAAAGAAAGACGAAGAAATGCAAAAGATGAAAGCAGAGCTAGAAGCTACATCTGAAGTTCTTGCTGCTTACAAGGATAAAGAAGAAGAAATGATAAAAAAAGAAAAGAAGATGAAAAGAATGGCTTCATTAATTGAAGCTGGTCTTGAAAATGAAGCTGCTGCTTCTGAAGTTGATAAATTTGAGTCATTAGCTGATGAAGCTTTTGAAAACATGGTGTCCCTTCTTGCTGCTATGAAACCAAAGAAGGATATGATGAAAAAAGAAGAAGAAGAAGCAATGATGATGAAGAAAAAAATGGCTTCAGAAGAAGAACTAACAGAAGCACTCGAAAATGCAGAAGTTGCAGAAGACACTGAGCTAACAGTAGGTTCTGATGAATCAGAAGACGAAATGGCCAGCACAAGAGCAGCTTTGATTGATTTTGTTTACAACCGACTCGGCAAAACTTTAGATAAGGGAGAATAAAATGGCTCTAAAACCAGATCGTGTAGAAGCATACACAGACATCTCATTCTTTATGAATGAAACAGGCGAACGTGGTGGTATTGTAGTACATTCAACTGCAGGTTCAGGATCAGCTATGGACGATTCTAATGCTGTTGTAGAATATGCTGCTGATCAGTCTGGAACAAATCCAGCTGGACTACTACTATGTGATGTTGTTGATCTAGACTTAACAAGGCAGCACATCAATTTCCATAAAGACGAAGTACAAAAGGGTAGCAAAGTTACACTGCTTCGTCAGGGTTTTGTAGTTACAGATATGATTGTTTCTGGCGTTTCACCATCTGCTGGAGAACCAGCTTATTATGGCGCTGAGGGACTATTGACAAATGTAAGTACTAATAGCACTCAGGTCGGTCGCTGGTTAAGCGCAAAAGACTCTGAGGGTTATGCCAAAGTAGACATCAACATTACATAACTTTTGAAAGGGAGAATAAAATGGCTAATAGATTTGAACCAACCTCAGAGCTTACAGATCTACTAAAGAGATCAGGTTCTGCAAGAAGAGAAGAAGCTTTAGCAGCTACTAATGAGTTTGCTAAGGCTCTCGAATTACCACTACGTCAAGGTCTTCTTAGCGGAGATATTTTGAATGGTATTTTCGAAGCTATCCAGCTTGCTCCTGGCGCAGCTCCAGAATTTCCTTTAGATTTCCTAGCTCCAGGTACTGAAAAAGATTTCGTTGCTTATACAATTCCAAATCATGGATATGTTCCACAAAGACATGTAGAAGGCGATTACGTCATGGTACCAACCTATGATGTCGCAAATGCTATCGACTACTTACTAAAGTATGCTCGTGATGCACGTTGGGATGTCGTTGGTCGTGCTATGGAAGTTCTAGAAGGTGGTTTTGTTAAGAAGATGAACGACGACGGATGGCACACAGTACTTGCTGCCGGTGTTGACCGTAATATTGTTGTTTATGATAGCGATGCAGATGCTGGTCAGTTTACAAAGAGATTAGTTTCTCTTATGAAAACTGTTATGCGCCGTAACGGTGGTGGTAATAGCACCTCTGTTAATCGCGCTGCCTTAACAGACCTATATGTTTCTCCAGAAGCACACGAAGATATTCGTAACTGGGGAATTGATCAAGTTGACGAAGTAACTCGTAGAGAAATCTATGTTGCTGACGATAACTCACAGGTTTTAACAAGAATCTTCGGTGTTAATCTTCATGCGCTAGACGAACTTGGCGAAGACCAAGAATACCAGCTCTACTACGAAAATGTTCTTGGCGGAACATTGCCAGCTGGCGACGTAGAAGTTGTTGTTGGTCTTGACCAGAGCAAACGAGATAGCTTTATCATGCCAGTTCGTGAGCAAGTACAGATCTTTGAAGACGAAGCACTACATCGTCAGAAAAGAGCTGGTTTCTATGGATGGGCAGAGCAAGGCTTTGCTGTTCTAGATAATCGTAGAGTATTACTTGGCTCATTCTAAGATAACTTAGAATTTTACCAACAAGATTAAAGGCTGCCAAAAAATTGGTGGCCTTTTTTCTTTTATATAGCTCATAGGTGTATTTAGAAATTAAGGTATTATTCTAACTAAAATATTTGAGGTGAGGAGCCGCAATGCCAGCTAAAACTGTTATACAACTTAGAAGAGATACAGCTGCAGATTGGTCATCTGCTCCTAGTACATTAGGACGCGGGATTTTATATGAAGGCGAAATAGGATTTGAAACAGATACATACAGATTCAAAATTGGAGACGGAACAACCACATGGGATAATTTAGATTATTTCGGAGCTAGTGGAGTTGTTAGTAGTGGAATTGAAGGTGGTGGCACAACTAATTATTTACCTATATTTACTGACGGAGTAACGATAGGTAATAGTGAAATATATCAAGATATTAATGACATTATTATTGGAGGAACATCAGCTTCAGCTAAATTGCATGTAGAAGGTGATTTTTATGTTTCTAATGGTATTTTAGATCAAGATTTAAATCCCGGTTCTAGTGGTCAGATTTTATCTTCTACAGCAAGTGGTATAGCATGGATAGATAATACAGGAGGAGCAAGCGGAACTATTGATGGTTCTGGTATAGCTAATTATATTACTTCGTGGCAAGACACAGACACCATAACAAATAGCATTATTTTTCAAAGTGGCTCTAATATCGGAATTGGTACCACCAATCCATCTTATAAACTACAAGTTAATGGCAATTTTGCCGCAACAAGCAAAAGCTTCCGTATTCCTCATCCGTCTAAAGATACTGGAGAATTAGTATACGGCTCATTAGAATCTCCTTACCACGGCATTAGACTTACGGGAAGAGGAAAAACATCGAAAGGGAAATGCGTAGTTGATTTGCCATACTACATAAAAGATTTAATACACGAAGAAAATTGTTCAATTCAAATAACTAACTATGGCCATAGCAAAATATTATTTGTGGATAAAGTTGACATTTCTAAAAATTGTTTTACTATAAAAGTAGCAAGACCTAAAGCTGGCGAAGAATTAGAATTCTTCTGGGATTTCACAGCAATTAGGAAAGACATAGAAGAACTACAAGTAGAACAATAGGATTTAAATAAATGCTAATTCTGGGACAAGAAGCCCTCAAATATGGGGGCAAGGTAATACCTTTGATATTACCAATAGAAGAACTAAAAGGACCAACTAGTACTAATGTTAGTATAATTAACATTAATGGAAAATTAGTAGCAAATATTCGCAATCTAAATTACTTTATGTATCATGCTGATAAAACTAGAAATCCACACGCATGGGGTCCGCTACTTTATATACATCCAGAAGCAGATAGAACATTAACAACATACAATTATCTTTGTGAATTAGACGATAATTATAACATCACAGCATGGTCATGGATAGATACTTCTGAGTTAGACGTAAAGCCCATATGGGAATTCATAGGTTTA